GGGAGGCTGAGGCAGGAGAATCGCTTGAACCCGGGAGGCTATTTTATCATATATTTTTAGTATTTTCATATATTTAGTTAAATTCCAGTAATAATCATTGTGGCCATGTTTTTACACAGAATGATTATATGCAAAAATAATCAATAATAACATATAAATTTTGACGTTTATTTGACGTCAAAAAAATAAGGGGTACCGATTGGGTACCCCTTTTGTTGTAATTTACTATTTAATATTATGTTTAGTGGTAAAATTTGCGATTTTTACTTCTAATCTAATTCAGTTAGTCTAAACAATTTACCATTTCTGAAGAGCATTTCACATCGATGGTTGTTTTCATCGACTAGTGTTGCTTCAAATAAACCTTCTTCTGGAACTTGAATATCTTCTGCAAAATTGTAAGTCTTGTTATTAAATTCAAATGTCTTTGCCATATTTTTCACCTCATTGTAATATTGCGCCGCCAATATCAATATTGTAAGCGTCAATTATCTTCTTTCGTAATTCTCTAAACTCCTTACCATGACCTTTGAAATGGCACTCAACAGTAGCATGTGCTAACTCATGATAGATTGTATTTAATTCGATGTCTTTATCATGATTATCCTTGCTTAATTCCACCAAGCAGGAATCATCATGATACCAATATGTTATGCCTAGTAACTTTTTACTTCGCCCAATATATTTATGTATTAACAAATTAGGCTTAAAAGAATAACCCAATGCCTCGATATTGGCTATTGCTTTTAGAAATATATCAGAATACGGCATCATGTCATCGTCAAGATATAGTGTACTGATTTTATCACCCCCATTAACTATCATCTAATAGTTGACTGTTGCAAACCGTGCAACTCGGAGATAATTGGATCACCATTCCTTTACTGTATACAGAACACTACCACCTTCAAAATGCTGTCCGTCAAAGTGTGCTAATACTTCAACTTTGCCTGCTTGATAGCCAATAGTCTCATAGGCTTTACTGTCTAATACCGTTACACCAGCTTTAATCTTATGAGCCTTGTTTAGGTTGATTTTATAAACGTCCACCTTTTGTTTATCCGTATTAGCAACTACTGCGGTTCTATCCGCCTTTTCCGTTGCTGCTTTAGGTAATGCCGGGTCCTCATATTTGATAGCCCGTTGCGTTTGTTTGGCCACCTGTTCTACCGTAGGGGCCTGTACATAATATGTGGTTACCGGTTGAGCAGTTTCCATCTTGGAAACAACTTGTTGTGCTTCATCTTTGGTAATATGAATTGCATTAGCCAATTTTACAGGATCTTTTATTTGCTCCTGTTTTAACAGCACAGGCTTTTTAACTTGATGTGAATTATATATAGATACCCCTACAATGGCAAAAATAATTAAAATTAGCCCCCCTATGAGAATTTTATGTCGTTTTAGGTAACATAACACCTTGAAAGTCCAAAGGCTCATCATAGACCCCTTTCTTGCATTTCTTGCGATAACATTTCTAATGCTTGTGCTTTTTCTGCATCGAACCGTTCAACAAGATTTTCACGCAACCAACTAGGATTACCTTCATAGTTCCATGGATGCAACTTTCGCTGTTCATATGCACCATTAATTAAATCCCAGTCAAACTTAATGTCGTTTACATAAGATAAGTTCCAATCAGGCTCCCAACCCGGAACATATTGCATTGCCTCTTTAAAAAGATTAACAACTTCACCGGGACCATATTGAACGGCCGCAGAAAATACAACATCACGCAATGCTCGACTGTGAATATTTACATCAAAGAGTTCATTGGATAATTCCTTACACGCCACATCATAATAAGCATATTTAATGTAGTCGTGCTGCATTTCCATGAATCCGTTAGGGTCCACAGTTCCTAGTTCTTGCCATTTACTAATAAACTCATCGGAGTTAATAGGTCCTGCACTTTGAAGGGCTCTCGCATAATCTTTGTAGAATCCATCTTCTTGACGCAAGCCCCAACCAAGGAACGCATCCACACTTCCGCAATTACTTGCCAATTGATAAGCACCATACGAAATTCCCCCACGGTCCCCCTCGCCTGTTGATACAATAGCTGGGTCCCCATTGCTTTCATACGCAGCACTTAATTTTCCTAGTTCCATTTGTTTTGCTCCTTCCTATTTGATTCACGTCCTCCTAAATAGCCAACGAGCCCGGAGGAAATACTCATGGCCAATTCGTTATAACCATAAAGGACGGCCATTACATTGACCGCCCCTAGGATGAGGATTGTTAACACCTCACGAATACTAATTTTTTCAATCATTTAATCGCCTCTTTTACAGATTTAATAAATGCTATTAATTGCTGAATTAAACCAATCGCACGTTTGAACCACCTCGATTCTACTAATTCAAGCTCGATCATGTTTTCTACACAGGATGCTAGTTCAATTACAATAGGAATGAGGTACATTCCTGTGCTTAAAAACGTATCTAGCCGTCCTAAAAAGATGAATTCAACATCTGGTAATGTAAGTAAGATAAACGACAATACAAATAGCCAAGGATATGATTTGACCAGTTTCTTTGTCATATCGGCTCGCAATTTATTACTGACTAAAAACCGTCTCTTTTTCCCGTTAACTTCAACGCTTGACCATCCACGCCAAAGTATGGCAAGTATTGTATTAGTCACCGTACAAGGTCTATTCGTTGCGATATTAAAATTGCGCACCTCGACTAAGATGCGCAATATCGTATCAACAAATACCAATATCAAAGTACAAAATATAGCTAATGATATTTGTACAAGTTCATTTTCATTTAATCCCACCATAATAGATGGTGGCGGAGCGAAGATTTCAATCATATGTTCCCTGTCCTTTCAATTACTAAACGCTTAATCCCCTTATCAATGAATTCTTTCCTAGAAATTTGATTGTCAATATTAAACCTAATGAAATCATCATTATTATTGTTCCTATATGTTGTAATTGTGATTTCAATATCTTTAGATGTAGGAATCGTTAATTCATAAGCTTTTTCTGTCATTGCAGTAATTGTTACTCTATATTTACCTTTTGGTAAGTACACATACCATCGGTTAAACTTTTCTACATGCCATGCTTCCCACTTCCATGTATTGAATCCTATAGGGTCATATTGCACATACCCTCTATCTCCATTTGACTTAACAACATTTAATGGCGTTACATTCACTGAAACCCTTGCATAAAAATCTTGGTCATTAAAACGGACACGGATGTAATTACCACCCGTGTCCTTAGAATTATCTGTTAAATTGTATGTTTGTATTTGCCCATTAGGTGTCTTGGTTTTGATAACTGCCATTATTCCACCCACAATTCTGCACCGTTTGCAAATAATAAATGTCCATTTAATTTGAATGTAGCAACTCGGCGCCATTCTAACGGAAATTCAGATGAATTATTATCAAACCGTATATACATGTCGTTTGAATTTGCGAAATATAGTTGACACCCTAATACACGATTATCATTAGAATTACTCCAAGGAATAGAAATACATGTGCCCCAACATTTTCTCCCACCAATCATAACCTCGTTAGCCTCACCAACTTTTAGTCCAGTAATTTTTGATGGAGATTTTACAAAATCGTCAGGGTTGTATTTAGGTCCACTAATAATATCTACAACTAAATTACCATTTATGGTATCCCCGCTTTTCTTTACATACGTTTTTTCGGCATCTTCTTTTAACATTAGTCCGCCAGTATTGGTACCGGATACATCGTCCTCAGTTAATACTTTAAAAGTTTTGTTTTTGTTCTTGTCGTAGTAGCCTAACGATGTGCCGAGAAATACGGTACGGTTATCACTCATGCCAAATTCCATACTATTGCCAGTAGACATCTTAACCGCATGATGTGCTGCGCCGTTTGTATCTGTTACTTGCACAGATGTATTATTGGGCATGATAATAGGGCCCTTCATCTTGCCGCCACTCAACCCTAAATAATCAAGATTTTTCAACCGTTGCATATTGATTGAGTTTTCAAAGTCGTAATTTGGGTCGCCAACATATATGTCCACTTGGTGACGTTTGTTAGGCTTTTGAGTAAGCACAGAAAAATAGAACTTGCCATTGTAATACGCAATATCTTCAATTTCAGTTTCACGATTGATTTCAATGATCTGTTTAACCGTCCCAAACGGAGTACATTCAACCAAACTGCCTAGTGTTGCTGACATAATAGCTCCATTGAGCATGAAGGCGCCGTTATTATTCATGTCTGGATAGATATAATCGACTTGGTAAGTCTTCAGCTTTTTGAATTCATCATTATATAGATTGATGGTTCTGACTCTTTGGTTACCAGCGATAGGGACAATGGATACGTATGTTCGTGTAATCGGATCATAGTCAATGTTAAATACCTTTTCTTGTAATGTAATAGTATTTTCGATTGCCATAGTATCGGCATTGATAACCGTCAAATTATTGCCATTTTTAAGCCCATTGGTAATGTAAATCTTATTTGTATACCGATTGTATGTCATGGTATTACAATGCCCTAGACGCTCAGAATCCTTGAATTTATAAGTACCTACTTTTTCAAAAGTATCTGGGTTAAGCTCGTAAAGAATTTGATTAGTACCTTCACCATTGATACAAGCCAGTACAAATACATTCTTTTTAGAATTGTAAGTAAACCCTTGGCATTGGTTAACTTCTGCATCATACGTAATGTTTTTCACGAATGCTATGTTGGATGCACCTTTTAACATTGGTGTTTCTGTAGGATAATATGGCTTGATGTTGGTATATACACCCATATCCATGACAGAACCTACTGTATTAAAAGTTAAATGTTCAGTCAGTTTATATTGCCCATTTGGCACTAATAAGATTTTATTCTTTAGATTATCATTAGCTCGTTTAAATGCAACCGTATCATCTGCTACACCATCACCAACTGCACCAAAGTCTTTAACCGACACAATACCATTTAGTGATTCTTTTCCAATGTATTTAGCATCAGCTTCTGTTTTAGTTACAATCCCTTTACCGCCGGGAACGGCTATTTCCTCGGCTTTCGATGCTGCTATTTCAGCACGCTTGGCAGCATCTTCCGCCTTTTTAGCATTACCTGTACTTGCGATTTGTTTATTATCGATGTCTGATTTAATCGTGTCTGCTTTAGATATTAAATCATTAATTTGTTTCTTATTCGATTCTGCCTGCGCAGCATATGCTTTCGTATTATCTGCAAGTACTTGGGTTTTCTCAAATGTATCAGCACTTTGGATAAGAGCTGTATTTGCAGTCGCTAATTTATCATCCACCGTTTGAGATAATGCATTAATATTGTCGTTAATAGCTGTTAGCTTTGTTGCATTATCTTGCACTTCATTTGCCTTAGTCTCTGCAGTTAATGCAGCTGCAATTGCTTTTTTAGCCGCCTCAATGGAATTATCGACTATATCACGTGCAACTTGATTTGGATCTTCATCAGCGCCTACACGAATTTGCAATGTGCGATCTAATTGCTCTTTTAATTCTTGTAGAATCAAAATAACTTTATCGCTCATATTTTCAATATGGTTATACGGCCATTTATTAGCAAGTTCTGTTGTTTGTGAAATTGGTGTTTGTCTAAACAATATAACTTTGTAATCAGCCGATAATGGATCGCCAGTACTTGGATATGTCAACGTTTTATTTTTTGCATCATATGCAATATTTCCTGTTTGCTTAAATTGTTTACCATCACTATCTACTAGAATAATTGAAACGTCTTTAATGTCGTTAAAATCATATGGCCAAATAAAGACCTTATTCACCCCATCACATTGATATTGAACAACTGGATTGTTGACTTGTGGAATCACAATATCCCGCCTTTCTTTGCTGCATATAAAGAGGACTACCTGAAATTAGGTAGTCCTTACTTTTATTGTTTCTTCTTCTTTTCTTTTTTAGTCTTTAAACGCTTGTCTAACAAAATTGACATGAATACATCTTCAATCTTGGCATCCGTATCAGTTAGCCCTACACGCAACAATGTCCAGAAAGCATCGGTTACGGTATCACTAAAACCAGTTACACGGTTAGAAACCTGACTGAGCGAACGGCCTACATCAACAATATCTTTATTGTCACTTGAGATAGCTTGACCGGTATCCCATAATTTCTCAAAGATACTTAATCCCATTACGGTATTACCTTTATTGTATGGACGTTCTCCTAAAATAAATTTCATACCCATAGTGGCTATATCTCTCACTAACGGAATACCCATGGTTCCTTGTTGTACAAATTCTTCGGCAAAAGACTTGGCGATAGATTCTGGATCATCATCGTCACCATTCGTCAGCGATTTATAAATTACCATGCCAATTGCTTGTGATACAACTGTCCACCATAGCATTCGAGCAAATTGTGTCCAGTCCCCTTTATCTTTTCCTGCATACCATCCTTCAGCAATAATGTTGTATAGGGTGTTTGCGTATGAATAAAATGGAACAAATAGCTGCGTTAATGGATTCCTTGCTCGTTGAATAGCTGCGGCGTCTTTAGTATCGCCACTTCCGAAAATATCTCGTATTGCTCGGTCACCTGCTTCAATTGCTTGTTGATTAATCCACTCAGTACTTAACCCTTCCTTGGATTGGAGTTCAGCAATCTTTTGATCATAAGCGAATTTCCATACCGGGATAGATAAGGCGAAGTCTGTTTCTGTGAGCAACCGGAATCCCATGTTATTAATTTCATCACGGATTGCAGCACCTTTTTCAAACTTGTACCCGCCGATATTCTTATCATTAATACGGAGCCCCTTTCCTTGGATGGTTAATCCTTTTTTGAGGTCTTTATCCAAAGTTTGAATACGTTCACGCATAAAGATTGATTGTTCTAATACAAAGTCACGAGTATTATTATAAAGCTCTGTACCGTGGCCATAGAATCCTACACCTGCATGATTAACGGCTCGAAGTACATTACCGGCACCAATACGATATGCAGCAACAGGAATATTCAAGGTATTCTGAATGGCAACTGATACACGGCCAGCCATAATAGCCATAGATGTGTTCCTCTTTAATGCTGTTATAACTTTACCAAAGGCCCCAAGTTTCGCCGCCTCATCTTTCCAATTGTCACGAACCCAAGTCCGCAAGAATTGATAGGAATTCATTCCAAATTTCTCAACAATATAGTTTTGAAACTCTCTATTGGCTACTAACCGATTCACATCCGTCACAGTTTTACGCATAGTTATATGATTGATTGATTCGGTAATAGCATTCGGAATAACGTCAAAGTCTAACAACAATGATTTATCCTTAACTACATCTAACCGTGATTTAGTAGCACTCATTCCAGTGCCCAATATAGCATTACTGCTAACCATAGTCTTGGCAATGTCTTCTACTTCCTTGTCAGATATGCTTGCGTTGACTTCAGGATTATAAACAATCGGATAATACTGACCGTTGATAGTTCTACCACCAATAGAGAACGTAATGCCTTCTTCCTTCTTCAATGGGTTCCCATATAATTCTTCCTGAACTTTGCTACGTTCCATGTAGAATGAATTAATATGATCCCATGTCCGGATTATGAATTCCCAATCTTTATCGGTGAGGATTTCTTGAAAGGCTTTTTCCATTTCAACTTCAGTTACCTTGGCCGTTTCCATTGCCCGTTGGCGGTTACGTTCTGTACCCCAATTCAAAGCTAATGCAATAACCTGTTCCTTGGTTAGATTACGCAATTCCCCAACATCGTACATATGCTTATTTCGGATGTTAAATAATTCACGCTTACCATACACAGAGGATACATCTTTTGCCAATCTACGCATGGACACTTCCTTGCGTTCATTAAAGGCTTGTGTTGCACGACTAATCGGATCATAGATATATTTCACAGCATCTGGTCCTAATCGGCGTAAGAATGTTTCAACCTTGAGCAATGATAAATTGCCTTTATTAATAAGTCCTGCAACAGCTTCCAACCCTGTTTGATTGTTTTGTGCATTAAATACATTTCCATTAACTTTACCAAATGTATCGATTGCTTCCGTTAATATGCCATCTACTGCATCATCAAATGTAATCGATTCACCTTTATCATTAAGGATGGTCGAGCCCTCATACGCGTTACGTCCATTCTTATACATACCCGTCATTAATTCTTCGAGTGTATCCAATTGGCTCATGGTAAGATTCTTAAACGACGTTGGGGTTTTGTCATAGAATAGTTGCACTATCCATGGGTCAAGGAATGTAATGCTTTGGTCACCTAGAATATCCGCATCAGGATCTAATGCATTAATAACCGCATTCATATTAAACCCGTCTACCGGTTCAAGCCCATCATATTTGGTTAATCCCATTTGGTATGCCATATGCGCGTAAAAATATCGCATATTAGGTTCAATAGCAATAGGATTCTTAGGTCTCGTCATTCGATTTAGGTTGTCAAGTAACTTAGTTCTTAACTTCTTAATACGGAGCGCATTGTCAAACGCAACACGGGCTCTTGCTTGGTTTAATAGTTGAGCTTGTTTTGCTTGTAGTGCTTCTTCTAGTTTATTGACAGCTAACGCTCTATCAGCACGCTTGCCCTCACGAATAGCTTGGTTTTGATATTTCTTATATTGGCTAGCTTGGGATAAGGTCAAATCGCCTAATTCCTGTCTAGCACGGTTCATATAATCGCTTATCACACCTACACCACTATCTCGGATAGCACGTACATTATTAATACGTTCCTGTAATTGTGCTTTTAGCTTTTCAATACGGTCTTGAGCAGAATCAAGTTCTTTTGATACAACACCTAATTCTTTAGCAACCTTTTCATTATCACCAATAATTCTTTTTGCAATTGGCTCTAAATCAGATTCAATTGTTTCTGAATTAGGGTCGAGTCGATTTAACCTATCGAGTAGTTCCCAATTATTCGCAAGGTCCCGATTGGTTTGTGATTTAATAATCCTAGCTTCCTCTTCGGTTAATTTCATTTGACCATCAGAAGATAGTATCCATTCTTCAGCAATTTCTATATTAGATTTGCCAATGTGATTATCTTCAATGAATGTCTGTTCGGCAGATTCCATAGCTTGCATAACTGCCTCATTGAATGTAAAGCCTGTTTGCTCACGTTCAGCAGCTTCTAATTCTTTTAATGTTCCGTATCGAGTATTGGCTAATGCATCTTTACCAAATGCATTATAGCGTTGATGGTCTTTGTAGATAGGATATTGTTCCATTAAACGCTTTTCGATATCGGCTTGAATAGAATCTTTTTCATCGTTCCATTCTTTGATTGGACGACTTTCTAATTCTTTCATATACCGCTTCATGACACGCTCTTTTGCCATTTCCCCGACGTCGGCAATATGGCCTTGAATCTTTGCTTGCTCAGCTTCATCGAGCTGTTTAAATAACTTGCTAGATTCAAATTGTTCAAGGGCCTGCTCTTTTGTGTAGGCGTCTATATCTTCTTGAGTGGCGATCATACGTGCCATAATGTCTTGAATTTCCTTAGGTGGCAATCCGCCTAGTCGTGTCACCGCACGATAAATACGAGTTAGCCATTTAGAGAACATGCGGAATACACGTTGCAATCCTTTAGTAGGTGCTTTACCTTCACGAAGATAAGCCTCCCATCCACGAGCAAATTTTTCATGTGCTTTAGTATTATCAGCACCTTGCGCATCGTCCCATTCAGACCACTCTTTCAACTTATTCCAATCTGTTACAAGTTGCTCTGGGGCGTTTTCCATCTCAGCTAGGTTCTTAATATCATCAAAAAATACGTGTCCCATTTCATGTAGGAATGTTGACCGGTCAGCTGTTTTGAATATTTGAATAAGGCGGTCAGTAGGACTTTTGATAGTTGTCATGCCATTGATAGATTGATTGTATTTTTCTATAACTTGTATTGCTTTGTCATCGAATACTACATAACATCGTCCGTCTTGTTCGCCATCGTAGTATATGCCTTTTATACCGATACTATTTAAAAATTCACTAGCCTTTTTAGCATTTTTCACATTATGAAGATTAAAATGTTCATCATTACCAAGTGCATGAGATAAGAATGAATACAGCTGTTTACCATCAATATTTGTTTTCTCTAATGCACCATATACATCAGTCTTAACATTCGAGATAGCTTTTTCTTCACGTTCTCGTTCCAACTGTTTTTCTTTCTCGTATTGTGAATATAGATCATATCTAAACTTTTTATACACAGCTTCCAATAAATCTTCATTACTAGCTATGGTATCAATATTTTCATCTATACCTACTGACTTCAAAAATCTATCAATATTTCTTTTTTGAATTTTATTGATGTCATTTATTGTTTTATTTTTGTTATGTAGTTCAGATATTATGTATCCTACATCCATAAAGCGTGTGTATTTATTTGTCCATTCATCACCAATAATAGACCCTTTGTGATATTTAATTAATAGACTTGTAAAACGTTCTAATTGTTCTTCTGACATTTTATGTAATCCGTTTTTCAAGCTATCTTTTACATATCGACTATATCCAGAAATAGGATATTGCTCTGGTAATAACTCTGTTTCATTTGGTATTTCTACTTTAAATAAACTGCTTTTGTTAGAACCTTGTGCTTTACTCAATACCTCTTTATATAGTTTGGATACTTTTTTATCTTTGGCAAAATATAAGCCCCAACCATGTGCTTGGTTGCCCTCACCACTACCGATAGAGCCTAAATCAAACTCATTAAAATCATGTGGTGAACCATGCCATGCAGCTTGATAGTATTGATAATTATATTGTTTGCGTAGCTTGTCTAAATCGTCTTCGTTTGGTATACTATTGTTAACAATAAACTGTTTAGTAACCGGTTGGGCCATTTGTTGCCTGCTACCCGTTACTAGACGGTTTATTTTTTTTGTATTCGCATATAACAAGTTGCCATTTGCGATTTGTTGATTATACCAATTAATATTACGTCTTGGAGTAATGGTTTTAATTTTATTTATGTTTGTTCCATTAGCAGTTTTAGTAAATGTAACGACAACTTGGATGTTCTCACCGCTTGCATTTATATTTGGGTTGCCGTTTTTAGCATACATATCTAATACAAGGATTGCTTCATCAGGAACTACTTTTTGTGAACGCCCATTATAATTTTTAAATATAGCAACTGGATTTGCTATTTTTTTAGGCAATAATTTAATGTCATCAATTGATATTTGATTAGCGTGTTTCCCAGTAATTACTTTATGAATTATGCTCGGATCAATCATGACATCGCCGTCAAATCCTAACATTTGTAATACGAGTGGAGAATCCATTATTTGAACAGTTCGATTAATTTGTTTCCCGTTCAATTGATCATCAACAACTTGTCCCCAATTCTTTATATCCGTTTCTATTTTTTGCTGCATTTGTAATGGTTGTGCATACCCATTATTATATGCACCGCCGTTCATTTGTACACGAACAGTATTGAAATAATCCATGGCCGTATAGTTACCACGTCCTGCACGTCGCATAATATCAGCCATAATATCAGCATGTTGCGCCATGAGTAAGGCATTAGCTTCCGCCGTATCACGTTGTTTACGGTCAACAGTTGCATCGCTCATTATGGATTTTAAAGACTGATACACTTCATATCCGGATTTTGATAACTGCATACGTAAGGCGATGTCATTATCTGCAAGTTCAAATAATGTATCTCGCATAGATTCTAGCGATTCAATCTGTTTAAGTGTATGCTCCATGTCGGCATAATGGGCACCGGCTTGATTCAGTGCTTCCGGATTATCCGCTAATTCACTTTGTGTGCGAGCAAGGCTAGATTGATATGCCATACGTCTACGTTCAGAATTAGAACGTGGTGCTTTGCTATCACCTAGCCATGTAGGATTTACACCGCTAGTATGTGCCGTTTCTAAATCGGCATCCATTGCATCGAAATCACTTGTATATTGTTCCCTGTATTGCTCGGTTAATTCCTTATACACATTGTTAAATGTTTGTTTAATGTGTGTTGGATCAGCAAGAACCACATCAAGCATTTCCTTATCTATGTCAGATGTTTCATCAAAGTAGGAACGAATAATATCATTCTTAACACGCTCTGCACGTTTTTCAGTATCATCTTTAACAAGGTCTTTCATAGCATGCACTTCTTCTTTTGCACGTTCAAGCGTTTTCATAGAAAGACCACCACGAGTAAAGTAAGAAGATTCTTCTAATGCCTTAACTGTTTCTTCAGATAAGCCACCGCTTAATTGCGCATAAGAACCGATAGGAATTTCAATCGGAGCATCAGCCGTAATCGCTTTGGATACTTCCTCTTGCGTTACCAATCCTGCATCCACCATATTACGGATAGCCGCTTGGCCTTCTGTAGTTTCAGCCATTTCATTGACATTTACATAGGCAGTAGACACGCCTATATTATCACCCTGTGCTTGTACAATTTTGCCGTACAACTCAGGATTTTCTTTTGCCAAATTATTAGCCGCAGCATCGTTTTTAAGGTTCTGCATGATAATATGGCCATTACGGTTTTGTTCTTCCATAACAGCTATGTGCTGTTCTTCTGGGGATAACTTTTGAAAATCTTTAAAGGCTTTCATGGTACGAGCACCACTGATGCCGCCACCAATTACACCGAAACCAACAACAGCAGGTAATGCTTGCCACATAGCTTCACCGGCACCTACAAACATATCGCCTACGGAATAATTCCCCTCCGGATCATTCGATTTGCGCCATAAGTTATGCTGTAATTTTTCATTGACATCTTGCAGGCCCTCTTCAAATAGTTCTGGAGCGCCAGCCTTAATAGAACTCTTGGCCACCTGTACAGCAGTAACACCAATACCACGATTAAATGTCTCAGCTGCATTAGTAGTCCCACTTGAAACTGCATTGGCAATTGCGGACTTAGGGGCGATTTTAGATGCTGCTTTACCAATAGCACGAGTCGCTACAAATTCAATGCCTGCATCAATTGCAGCAAAGGACATAGCATATTCTTTAGCCTCTTCATTGGAATATACTCGATTTCCTTTTTGGTCACGTTTTCCAATCAATTCAAGGTACTTATTACCGAACGACATTTTATACATTTCGTATGCCATATCAGCAGAACCTAACCATTTAGCGCCGGTCATTGCAGTAGGTATAGCAGCAGAGCCACCACTAACTACACCGCCACCAATACCGCCAATTATACCGCCTACAATAGCACCTGTACCGCCTTGCTTGCCCATCATATAGATTTGACTAGCAGTTGAACCCAATACCTCTTGTAATGGACTTCCACCATCTGGCCGTCTGTAATTTTGCAAGTTATTTTGTAATCGATTAACTTCAGCCGTTAATTCGCTAATCTTTTGTGGGTCAGATTCATAAGCTAAGGCAAACCCAACATCACCTAATTTCATTTGGTCATTCATTGCCCAAATGCTTTGTTGTAAAGAATCAAATATACCTTTTGTATTCTTGATTGATTCGATATTATTTAATGCTTGAATGCCTTCAGCTTGCGAGCCATATTTTACTTTGTAGAGTTCTGGAAATTCATCATAAATATCTTGTAAAACTTGACCACGTTCTGCACGCCTAGACAAATAGTCAGCACGTTCAAAGGCTTTGTCATCGCCAAACATAACTGTATCTGCACCAATATTTAACGTCTTGGCAATTCGTAAGGCTTCATTAGCACGTAATTGATCATTGTTATATAAGAATAATCGGTCTGTGTTACTAACGAAACTAGCAGGTAAAGCATTAGGCAATGATTGTCCTAATTGACCTATCGCTTGGAATGTATTTCCCTGTTGCCCGAATGGAGATACCGTTGTTGTACCATCATCATTGGTAACGCTTATAGGTGTATTAGCGATTGTAGATACTGCATCTGCTGTGCTTTTTGCAATATCAGATACAGTATCTATTCCTTTACCGATAGCTTGTCCAACTGGCGTTAATCCACCTACAGGGTCAGATTGAACACCAGCATTAGCAGTAAATGAACGAGGGCCTTGTCCGTACCCTCTTATTAACGCTTGAAATTCATCACGTTCTTGTTGATTAATATCAGCCATTTGTATATCTCCGTTGTAATGCATTGTATTCTGATTCGTAAATATCTTGAGTGGAGCCATCACGATATGTTACTCGGATATAATGATTCCCTACAGGTTCAGCATGAACGATACCAATAGCTTGGTTACTTGCACCGCTTATTGTAGATGAATAATCATCTCCGTCACCAAAGAATGGTTTGCTTGTACTACGTAATGTACTAGTCGCTACTGCAGCATCGAAAATTTCATCTTTCTCTGCGTCTGTAGGTGGTCTATGATGTTTGGTCTTAAATTCCTCAATACGACCTGCCATTTCTTGTTTAACACCATACTTAAAGCTACCTGCCAATGTCTTATCTTTTGGCATGACATCAGCTAATTTGTATTCATATGGTGTTAAATCAATGTTGCTGGCTTTCTTATTGTTATCGTCAATTTCAAGTAACGATGCATCAAGTTCATCATCCATGATTTTATTTGGCAACACTCGTTCTGCATATGCTCGTGTCTGTTCATAAGTGTGAGACTTAGCATACTGCTTAATGCCCCACTTTTCTTGAGCAGTCATCTTTAAACCTTTTTCGTAAATTCTATCGAGCTTAGGTCTTTCACTCGCCATTTTCCCACTCCAGTATTCTTGTTCTTCAGGAGTGGTGGCACCAGCCAATTGAACCTGTGCATATTGGAACGCACCGCTTACATCGCCATTGGCTATTTTTTGATTTAAGATTGTTTGCCCTGCTTGTAAACGATCATTAATAGCAATCTTCCGAGTTTGCTCTTGTAATGTATAGTAATTCTTGTATGCTGTCTTAGCGTCATCTTCAGCTTTCTTAATTTGGTCTTCTGAATATTTAGGACTGCCACCACTTGTCATAGGAGCATTCCTCATACCTGCTGAATAATTAGCCTCGGAATCAGTATAATAGGAATTTGCCTTTAAAATATGCGCCCATGTATCTACATCATTAACATCTTTTAAACCGTCATAATTCCTTAAAAAACTTTGCACATAATCATCTGCAAATTCCTCATCTGTTTTATACACCTTGTAATAATTAGTACCACCATCTCGTTGACGGTTTTCCTCACCATTTGGTTCTACTTGTGTTAATCCAGCATAGTTTTTATTTTCTGTTTGTAACTTTCCGAAATTCGCACTACCACCGGTTTCATGATAAAGTTGGCGATACACCATTTCCGCATTATATCCATATTTTTTAGATATATACTGTGCAATTCCCCATAAATGAGTGTCAGCACCAGCACCGCTTTTTAATGCCTCTTCATTTTGGGTTTCCATCTTTGCTCTAACATACATGGCAGCACTATTCATGCCAGAGTTTAAATCATGGCCATACATTTTATATAACTTAGCATATGTATTGTCATCATTAACTAATTTGTTGATGTTCATTTGATTAGACATCTTTTTATATGGTGTCAAAACACTTTCGCTAACTACACCACTTAATGACGATATTAAATTTTCTGTTCTGGTGGAATCGTTTTCTGCAACAGCCCTATCTAGTAAATACTTACCTGTCTCATCTGTATTAGCACGGATTTTTTCATTGATCTGTTCATCATCCAGTCCCAATTCCTTGCCAGTAGACCTATACAAATCACCCATCAATGTAATTGTTTTCATTTGGTCAGCCATGTTGTCAGACCGAATAGCAGAATCACGAAGATTTGTAATTTGATTTTGCGTAGCTGTACTTAACGCCGTTTCATATTGACCTCTTGAATATTTGGATATGTTATTGTAATCAGTCGTTTTAGACGTTTCGACAGCTTTCGTAAAAGCATTAATAGCATCATTTGTTCTGAATTTATATTTACCCATAATTTCCCGTTGTATCTTATCTACACCGGCATTATAGTCAGGTAATATAGATTGAGCATTCATCCCTTTACGATTCATCAGCCCATCTTTATCATCATTCAGCAACTGGTTAGTACTATTATTGAACTCATTAATAGCATTGGTTACATCGATGTAATCTTTTCGCTTGTCAATTTCTATCCATGTGTTGGTTGCGTCTTGCAAAGCTTTATTCATGGCATTTAAACCATTTACATTACCACCATATGCCATTTCATTACTAGAAGCTTGTGTATTCCCTTGAATCGTATTTAATTTTTGAGCTGGATCATAATTAACAAATTTCATATCCTACCTCATTTTGTAATCACGTTTAACAGTCACTACCGGCCCCCTATCTGTATACCCTACAGGGTCACCACCGTATGTAGTCTTCATTTTAGGTTTGGCATATTGTTGCTTTAACCCATACATAGATGATGCAGCACCAAGAATACTACCTACCATTGCTAAATTACCTTGACGTCGTGCATTTTTAGCGGAAGCACGTGCGGCGTTAGCCTCATTCTGATAGTTCATACCATTAAGGTATTCGTTATAAATGGCATTATTCTTGTTTTGTTCCCAGTTATAGACGTCTTTGTTATATTCATCATAACTACTAGCCATTAACTGTAATGGGGACCCTGCCATTTGCAATCCACCTGCCCCTGCTTCAGCTGCATTCGTTCCGGCTACAAGGCGCATACGATTATCCATTTTGTCACGCTCTTGTAATTGTTGCATGGCAATTTGCTCTTGCTTACGGTCAGATATTCGCTTATTAGCTTCTGCCGCTTGTGCTTGGGCGTTGTACATCGAAACTTGCGCTTTGGTTTGTTGATTTTGCGCAATCAATCCTACGCCGGTGCTGACTGCGGTTAAGATTGCCGCTGCGGGTAAGCACATATGAAGTCCTCCTTCTTGAGAGTGAATAATTCTAAATCACCAACTTTTACAGTTGGATGAATAACGGCTCCAATTGATTCGAGCCATCGTTTCGTCTTTATGTTAGTTGTGTGAACATAATTGAATAGCCATTCACGAGTTTCTAACCATTCAGCAATAACTTGATTACTTAACTTAATAAAACGCATCTGCCATCGCATATCGTTTTCTAATACTTTATTACCTAGAAAATAAATTCCATACATTCCGTTAACTGGTTCTTTTGCAATCCCGTATACGCAAATAGCCATATCGTCTTCTAAGACGATATGGCTATCATAATCAGATTTACAAATCTCAGAACAGAAATCCTTAAAAGGGTATAAACGATTCACCTCTTGGACTTCTATGGCATCTATCGCCCTTAGGTTGACTTCTAGGTCATGAATCAATTTATTTCGCCGTGTAGGCTCAATTTCATCAATTTTATAGTCCCGGAACATCTCTTAGTCCTCCGCCAATTTCAACTATGCGAGTTATTGATAATAAATTAAATGGGAATGGATCACTATGCTTAATACATATCGATGTATCTGTTGAATAATTTGTCCCCATTTTAGGTAAAATTACAGGCTTGTCGCCAGTAAATAGTTCATTCGGTGGTAATGTAATATCATCCATCCGTTCAAATGTACGGCCAACTTTACCGCCAAACGATTTATAAACTCGCAATACCACTCTTGATACGGTAGCAATACGACCTTGTAATGTTCCATCTTGCATTTGCATTTCAACAGATGGAACACGAATTTTAGAGGTAAACGGCAATCCGATTTTTATGTTGCTACCGCTTACATTTAATGGCAACAAGCCATCATCTGGTACAACCACATCTGGTTGTTGTTTACCATCGATTACTACTTGCACAGTTTGACCACTTAGATGAGGGATATTAATGCTATCAATTGCATTGCTCGACTTAAATTCGACATAGCAATCAAGGAATACATTCACATCATCAGAATACAGTGGAACCATACGCTCGATGCATTTCACCTTTTTGCCTTGTAATGTCCGTTCAACTAGCGTATATAAGCTGTCTTGCTCGCCCTCAGACACGGATTCGCAGTACAGATATTTACCATTGGTTACGAAGTGCGACCACCCATACACCTTTTGTTCAGGTATATAGGTCAAGCAATTAATTTCCCCATCATTTCTGATGTAATAAATAATGCTGTCCGGGTCTTGTGCATATGCACTGGTGATAGTTAAATACCCTCTAACTCGTGTTTTAACGAATAATGTGAGGTCTTGCCCTGTATAGTTATCAGACTCATAACTATAACCCATATCACGAACAGTGCCACCACGTTCTTGAACGAATACACAGCGATTACCTATGAACTGTGGTTCACACGATAAGGCCCCTCGTTGCGTCTGTGTTTTTAGATTACAGTTGGTAGGAGTAATAGTCTTATCACCACTAACAATCCATTCATTACCGCTTGTAAGAATAATTAGATCATTAGCTGGTACAAGATGGCGAATCTCGTACATTTTACGATTAATCACCGGCAAGGTAATCGAGCTATCGTCTGTAATAGTACCTTCTACCTTTTCAACCCCAAAGTTTGGATAGTCCCCAGTTCGGCTCATCCAAATATAATTAGGGTTCTTATTGGTAGCGGCTACTACAAAGCGGTCTTGATAAAACGTACACAATTTAGGATAACCGTTGCTACGGCCCCAACTGCCCATCTTCCATTTAGAAGTAGCCTCGTTTTCAACAATACCATTCAAGATATTAATCTTCATTGTTTTAGCATCTACGAATTCTTTAAATTCGATAATACCCCATGTAGTGTATGGAAGAATCGAAAGGTCAACATTACATTCACCGCTTTTAATGTCTGATTGAATACGTAGCTTTGCATTTGGTTCAATTTTTCCTGCATCTGTTACGTTATAGTCATTGTTAGAGGAGTATGTACGGTAATCTTTCCAAGTCGTCCCATTATTTGTGGTAATTTGAAGTTTAACGGTACCAGTCCATGTCCCATGCGTTGTAAATTTCCAAGCTAGGTCTTGGTCTGTGGAGTAGGATTCTACATTGTAATTGATATTATTGTATTCATTCCATTTATGAACTCCACTAAAATGTGTGCGTTTTTCTTTTTTTTCAACAACTGTACCAGTACTTTTAGTATGAACAGCAGAAACAAAATACCCAAGTTGCATTACCATGCCCACCATATCGGCGTTAAACATGTTCGTACTAGATTGTACTGTATCACTGGTCACTGTCACCGTAGCCTTTACATCAGTATTAATATTGTCATACGGTTGTTCCGTTAATTTGTATGCTTCAAGTCGCCAATCTGTGTCGCTATACCTAGAGAATGTTTGAATTGGATATTTACCACTGCAGATGAACATTACATCGCCAGATTGGCTACAATTCAAATCAAACAATATATCGCTAGTGAAAGGAGTCGTAACTTCAATACCGGTATAAATTCCGTAGTTCCACACACGAATATATTTGTCACCAAACTCGAGCATGAAGGAATTGTTAGTGTTTGTAGTAAATTCAAATAATCGTGTTGGCTTATCGCTATATTTGACTTGCCCTACATATTGGCTGCCTTGACGTTTGGCTACTGCTCCATACGGACGAATCACAACATTTTCCGCCTCTAACAAAGCACTTTTATATTGTTCCAAATCAAAGCGACTCGAAACATCCGGTGATACCTCACCAGTTGTAAATGCTAATTGTGATATATAGATAGGATTCCCCATTACCAATCCCTCGCTTTCACATAGCTAGATATGTAAACTGTATCTTGTTTACGTTCCTTTGCATTCATGCCTTTTGCTTCTTGAACTGCCGCTTGATACAGTTTATATGATTGGTCAAACAATCCTCTATCACCAGTCAGTGGCATAGCTAATGCGCTAGCCAATTTACACTGCAACATATACAAGGATATAGAATCCCAAACGTCTAAATCTGTAACATCATATATATAATCAATGAATGCCAGTGGCACATCGCTCACTATGCATTTTTTGTTATTTCCAATATTAAATATGTTGTATTCCGGTTGCGATTCCGCATGAAAGCGATCGCCTTGTGGAATAACTCCTAATATCCGAATGCATTGTTCCGGATACGCATATACATAATTCCACCCATTAATTTTATGAGCGGACAATACCAATCTTTCATTTTTGCGAGCAAAATTCCATTCAAATTGTCGCAATACCAACTGTCTAGTTGGGTCATATTGCATACGGCATTGGCGGCCTTGCTCGGTTTCTTCTTCAAGTGAATAAAGCAATCCTGCATTAATTAATGCAAGTGCTTGATTGCAGATATCAGTAGGTGTCATATTTCCCCCTATATGGTAATAGAGGGATGCATAAGCACCCCTCATATTGTCACTTATTCTTCCGTAGTATCGGTTTTCTTTTTGCTTGTTTTCTTAGGCTTTTCGTTGCCAGTATTTTCATCTGGTGGATTTTCATTGCCGGTATTGTCACCTTCAGTATTTTCATCTGGTGGATTTTTGTCACCCGGTTCTGTTTCAGGAGGCTGAGTTTCAGTAGACGGTTCTTTGTCTTTAGCCTTAGATTTTGGGTTAAAGATTTTTGCTACTTCATCTTCGCTACCAGAGAAAAGCTGTTTAAAATAATCAGGATCAAATTCTTTAATTTCTTCTTCAGAGAAATTAATAGTTTCACCTTCTTGAATTAATCCACGATTACCATGGTACATCGTTACGTTAGCTGTAAAAATCATAGTCTCACCTCTTATTTCAAATTAACACCATCTGTTAAGAACGATGTAATAGTAGCAGCAGTCATATTGTTAGCATTAATGCGAATGAACTTTTTCGCACCTGCAGGAAGTCGACCTTTGTATTCTGTACCAGCTTTGGAGTTCTGTGGCAATGTAACACCTGTTAACAATGTGGCATCAGCCATATTTTCCTTATCAGATGTGTATACATTAAATAAAGGTGTACCTGTAACGTCTTTATCTAAACGAATATACAACCATAAGGCAACGGCAGCATCGCCACCGTTACCATTCATCACTACGTCAGAATTGGTGTTTGCAGTGATTTCTTTTTTCCAGAAAAATGTATTTTGTTCATCAATAATCATTGAATTATGTTCCTTTCTTTACGCAATAACACGAGATTCAGTGCTTAACAATGCATCAATTTTGCGAACTGGTACACCGTTTGCACGAGTAACGAGTTTACCCATTTCCATATCTTCAGTGATAGTGGAACCATGTTTTGTGTTCTTTTGCAAACGCAAGAATGTACGCAATGTACGGTTCATATACCAAACTGGACGAACACCACCAAGGTTAGGAATACGTTCTTCCGCTTCAATCATTAAGTTGATAAGATCAGCACCGGCTTTAGCGTCATTTGTCAATTTTGTAACATCGATATTGGCAATACGAACAACATTTCTCCAGTCACGTACAGTTAAACCAACATCATGTTTAAAGTGAGTACGATATGCTTCGAACATGGAGCCATCGTCTTTAGTTACAGTAACAACGCCTTTATCTTCTTGGTGTAAACCTGCTTTGGAACCTTCAGGATAAATACCATGAACGGATAAAGGTCCCCAACCCACAAGCCAAATAGATGCTAAGTTGCTTGTGCCACCTGCATCGAGAATGTTTTCTGCACTTGCTGCTTTCTTAATATCAAGAGTATTGAACCGAGGAGCTAAGCCAATAAATTTTTCTGGCGTATTTTCATCACCATAAAAAATCGTACGGCATAACTCTTGCCCCATAGATTGAATAAATGCTTTATCTTCCGACGCACGGAAAGATGCTCTATCTTTGGATTTATCAACAATCGCTTTATCAGTTTGAGAGTAAGCTTCAAGCATACCACAAGTGTCAGTGATTTGACTTGTTGCGGATTTAGACGCTTGAACCCCACCATATAATTTACGCCATGTAACAGATGGCAAACCATTACGTACAGTCGTTACAAAGCTAGACCCTTGGTTACATTCGACCATCGTCATATCTTGAATGATTTCTGTCGATTGGTCTAATTGCTCAATAATTTGAGCAACATTACCATTTGGATCCATTCGTTTTTGCAAATCTAAAAGTGTTAAATTTTGAGTTCCAATTGTAGCCATTAATTATTTACCTCATTTCTTAATACATAGATGGATACATTTTTCGTTTTGCTGTTTCTTCATCAGAATTTTGACCGGTTCCAGCTTGTCTTGTACCTTTACCCGGGTCTTCCTGAACCATTTCACCAACTGCCGCAAATACCTTAATCATGTTGATATTGTTGTCGATGTGGCTATTAACAAGTAATTGACGTAATTCAGGTACCACTTTAGTTAGTGCTTCAATGCCTTTACCTGCAAGGGCTACAGTTTCATCGAATTTACCGCCTAATTCCTTTTTGGCGTGTTCGTAATCCGCTTGTTGTTTTTCAACAATTGCTTGCTCTTGCTGCTCTTGATAAGCAGTTAAGATGTTCTGTGCATACTGACTGCCGAACTTGGCTAGCTCAACAGCCTGTTCCTGTGTTGCACCAACTTGATTAAGTAGCTTGCTAAAATCTGCTGATACAGTTTCATCAAGTTCAGTACCTTCAGGAAATACCTCCTTAAAGTCATAAACCGTTGGTTCAGCAGGTGGCGTATTATCACCGCCTAGTACAGATGGATTACTACCTTCACCATCTGGTTTAGCAGGTGGCTCAGTAGGTGGCGTAGGATTATTTTGGTCCGGATTCGCGCCCGGTTCATTGCCAGTCATGCTATTGTTAGCTCCCATATTTTCTTCAGCCATTTTGTTTCTCCTTTTCGACTAAATTATTAAAATATTCTTGTTGCCCGATATATTCGAGCTGCGCTTGGTGATACTGTTTAACTCCATTGGTGCCCAACTTAACTAGGTCCCCATGGAATAACAGCCCTACCTTGCGCTTTCCTTCGTTGAAATATGTCTCACTGTTGCCAGTGAATGATTGCTTTAATATGCCCGAGCGATCCATCAGGCGACAAAAAAACCACCTACCTAGCTCTGTGCTAAGTACGTGGTTAAGCGCTTGCATATCTCGCTCTTGCATATAATCTTTAATTGTTTTCTTCATCTAGACACCGTCCATTCCTAGCCACTGCTGCAATGCAGGGTTGCCATCATTGGCGGCGTCTGTTGCTTGTTTGGCCGCACTAGCCATTTGAGGTGCTAGTTGAGCCGCTTGCATTAACTGCATTTGTTGTTCCTGTTCAGCCTGTGCCTGTGCTTGCTGTGCCAATATCTCTTGATATTCATCATCGGAACGAATAATCTTAGCCGGCACACCTAAATTAACACCATATGTATTGGCCGCTTCCTCAAAGTTAAACTTGTTAACGATATTAGGATTAGCCTGTGCCAAACTCATGATGAACGCAAAATACTGTTCGATATTTACCAATGAACTCATCTTTTGTGCCTGAGCAAGTGGTGAGATATATTCAATCTTCACTTCTTGTCCGTTTAATTGGTCTAAAAGCTCTTCATCATCAACAGGTGGAAATACACCGGCACGATCTAGCACAGAATATACACGTTCAATAATTGGATTCAAGAACTCAGATAACAACCGTTCAACCACAGGGCCTAATTGCTGTAATTTCTCTTGTGTGCGTTCCATGACCTCACGAGCCGTCATCTGGCCCTTGTCGATTTGGTCTAGCATCAAGAATAAATCAGCACTATAGGCACGCTTGATTGAATCCTCTGTAACTGCAATCTTGTTTTGAATGTCCTGAAGATTTGATTGTACAGCGAACATCGGTTCAACCTTATGTTGACCCTCAATTTCTGTAATGCCACCCGGATATAAGTTAACCGTGCTAATGACATCAGATGGTGCTTGCATAGGAGGTTTAACGCCCAATTCAACGGCGGTCAGATAGTCAAATTCTAACTTCTGCAGCATTTGTGAATCTGGTTGAGCAAACCATGCGGCACCCTTACCGTAACCATTCAAGTCCATCGACGTATGCCGAGCGATTGGAATTGGCCACTCTTCAAAGCCACCATGATATAACACTTCATCGCTATTGCTACCTTCAACCCAATAAATGGACGAATACGGCATATTGCGACGTCCTAACTTATCCTTACGATCTTTGTTAGGCTCAACCAACCAGTTGACTGTGAATGACTGCTGCAAACTGTTTCCATTGTCGTAAATATTCTTAACGTTATCTGGGCAGTTATCATACCCAAACTGTTCGACAATCTGATCAACTGTCATTTTGTATTTACGGCCAAATACATTTACGGTTTCTTTGCTATTTGTACTGATAGCATAGGTGCCTATTGGATACGATGTGAAGCGAACACCGGATTCACTATCAGCGAATATCCCCATAGGAGCTTGTCCCATCGTTAGTTCAAGATATACCTGATGAACTACACTATAGAAATTGGATTTAGCGAGGACCGCATATAGGATTTCCTCTCGTTCATCCAACAGTTCAGCAACTTGGCTATTTGCTGCTACATAGATGTTCTCCATGGTTAGCTTAAACCATTTGCGGCTCGGAGGCGTTAAGCCGCTCATGACGCCACTGGCAAATATCTGACAAGATTCCCAAGCTACAGGGTTTAGGATTTTACCATTGTAAGGTTCAGACTGGTCCTCTTCACCATCAAATTGACCAATAAACGGCAACTGATAGTCACGCAACTGTTTCCACTTATTTACATATCGTTGCTGCGCATTAAACAGCTGAGAGAATTTCTTTCGTAACTTCGTATAATCACGCCTAACAGGCTTAATACCTTCCGTAGGTTGTCTAGCCAGTAAAGATTCCATTTCCGCCATGCTAGCCTCCTAAAATTGATTTTTGACCACTTCCAGTTGGTCCTAAAATAGTAGATTCAAAGCCACGTTTGAATTTGCGTTTAGTTTCTGCCATTTCCTCACCAGTCTGATTGCTCATATTCGCTTGAACAGTCGGAGCCGGAGCAGGTGGTGTATAGTTAGCAGATGCACCTTTCATACACATCTTTATCCCTCACTTTCTACAATTAAAAAGGATTGTAACTCGTATTAGCTACAATCTTATTGCCTGTTTCGCTTTTTTTAACGACCCGCGCAGCAAAGGTCAAGGCTAGAGCATCGCCTTTATTAGGAGATGGTAATCCTCGGTCTTTCATATCTTTTTTACTTTCAAGTTGAATATGGCCATTCTTATCAATGATCGCTTCCGGCCCTACAATGTCATCATAAAGTGCTTGGTCATTCGGTGGAATTGAACCACCCTCACGGAGCCATTCTTTCATTTGGCCCCACATGTAAGCCCTCATATTGAGATATACAGGGTCATTACTCTTGCCGCCAAACTCAATTAATCGCCATTTGCGCCCTAATTGCTTACCGATAGAATATATCCCTGTACCATATCCCATATCGATGAATACGGCATCAGCTTTATATTCATCCTCGAACTGAGCGATGAGTTGAGCCATACGCCAATCATCATCATTCTTAGGAATAGAGGCAAGCGACTTCATATAGTAGCCTTGACGCATTACTATTTCTAAGGAGTCTGAACCAGTCCACGCAGGATCCACGCCAATGATTACCGGCAGATGTTCAAATGCTCCCGGTTTATAAGATTGTTTTTGTGCCTTATCAGCAATTTCAGTAGAGATAAACTGCAAGTCTGATGCGGAAGGGAACACACCACGAACACGGATTTTAACAAAGTCAGAATCCTCACCATAAGCATCAACCCATTGTTGTAATTGTGCTTTATTGGATATTTTCACTGTACGGCTATCAATCTGATACGTTTTCCAATAATCTCTATACTTTCTAAAACATTCACGGAACCGCCCACTATTTCGAGTAGGATTACCAAAGACACACCAAAGAATTTCTGTATTGGAATCCGTAAGAGCCCCTTCAGTAACTTCCCAAATCTTATCAGAAATAGCAGAAGCTTCATCAAAGATAACCAATATCCTATTACCTTGATTATGAAGACCTGCGAATGCTTCCGGGTTTGAGTCGCTCCAAGGAATAGCATCTATACGCCAAGTTTTATCATATTTTTTATCACTGCAAAATATTGCTGTTGCCGTGTAAGTAAATAGTTCTTTACCAACAAACATGTTGTACCACTTGCCAAGTTCCGCCCATGTTTTAGATCTTAACTGTGTATCGGTATTTGCTGTTACAACGCCACGAGTATTTTCATGAGTAGCTATTGCAAATATAATAAGCCATGATACATCGGCAGATTTACCGATACCATGGCCAGATGCGTGAGCAGTACGAATTGCAGTCTGTAAAGACTTACCTTTCTTTAATTGTTCACCTAGATATTTTAAATGTTCTTGTTGCCATTCATCAGGCCCCTCCATATTCTCCAATGGCGTCCCGGGCTCTCCCCAAGGAAAGGCAAAGTACACAAACCCCAACGGATCATCAGCAAATGATGCCAGCGCGTCAATCAATTGAGCCTTGTTGTACTTCATTAGATTTACTCCGTGCTTGTTTCATTCGGTCAGAAATATCAATTTCTACCTCTGCAGATAATTTAACCTTATCGGTAAACAACATATGTCTTTTACCTAACAATTCCGCCGCTTTGGTTCTATCGGCAACAGATACATCCAAACCAAACTGGTCCTTTTCCTCACCTTTCATGACACGAGTTAAGTATTGTAGCACTTCATCAGCTGTTGCAATCGTAGATTTACTACGCTCTTCCATCACCGCTTCTATATATTGTTTGATTTTAGCTTTTTTTAACAATCTACTACCAGTAACTCCTGCAGATCGCTTAGAATAACCTGCCTTAATTGCCGATTGAGTCATATTGGTAGTCTCAATATATGTATCGGCGAACATACGTTCTTTCTTTGTCAACTCACGTGCTAACTTTTTTATATCCGTCAATATTAACCACCACCTTTTAACACCTCAACCAAATATATTAACAATTCATGTTGCTTTGTACTTTCACATTCGGCAACTTTTCTATACAATTGCCCTTCTTTAAAAGGGTTTTCTTTATATTTTTTAGGAAATTTCCATGCATATTCTGCTTCAGTATACATTCGACTAATTATGTATACCTTAAAAGGTTTATCGAATTTACTCCATGATTGACGAGTGTCAATAACATATCTCAATCCTTTGGTGATTTGTAATGCAGTTATTACCTTTTTAATCTTAGGCATAAAATTCATTGATCATCACCTCACTTTAATGTATTACCGCCCTTGCGAATCATCTTCCCATTTTTCCTTACACATAATCCGCATGAATTTCTACTAGCACTTGAATGCGTAATATAGGATTGACATAAGCCATCATAAAATATTTCATTGGCCGCGCATATTCCATTTTTATTATTCAAGCATTTGTGCTTGATGCAGTGTATTTGTGTCATAATTATTTTTGGTAACAAAAAAGGCACATCAATTAAGATGCGCCTTTTTGCGTTTGGTACTCTAAATACTTAGGAGATGAACTCATGTTCTTCCACTTACAATATATCATAGATATAGAGGACTTAAAAGGTCGATGTCAGCCGTTTACCGTCGATTTCCGTCGGAGTTTATAACCAAGCTCAACAAGTGCCAAATTCTTATATTCTTTTCCTTGCGATTCACCATATCCCACAAATGCGTAAGCCCCTTTAGCAGACATACCATTGATATATTGTTGCATGAGGATAATAGATCCAACTGTATTAGTTAACGAATCTATCATATGACAAGCATCATCACGTTTGGTAAGTAGTTCATGGATTTGACGTTTGTATCTCATTTCCATATTAAGTAGCCGGTTAATATCATCTTCAATACCTGATGGTTCCCCGCCATCTACTCTCTCCTTACCATAGTTTACTGCACGCAATGATGTAATATCACTTTTAATGCGTTGGATATTACGCTTTAACGACTTAATCCTCAATGCTGCCTTACTTGCCTCGTGTAGATACTCATATGCCAGTTCACGATATTCTTTTTTGCTAAGTTCTACCATAGGACCACCACACAAACAATATTTAATACAAACAGAATACTACATATCACCATATCCCGTATTTGTGATCTAATTATTTTCTGCAATTGCATACTATATGTGTCAGAAACCATAAAATGTTTTAATGCAGCAGCTTCACGATAGGAGTAATAGGACATTTTAAAAATAACCACAAGGTAAATCGCAAGAAGAATGTTTATAATAACTATTTCATTCATGGGTATCACCTTCTGACTTTATACAAGATTTCAATGTATCAGATATTGCATCTTGTTTTATTTCATCTTGCACGGTATCCCACATTAATTTATTTCTGTTTTCATATATACAGAAGTACTCATTTAAAACATGATATTTTATTCTGTACACAAATTCTTCTAAAGACATATTTGAATGTTGAAATTCTATTAAACTTACCCTGTGTCCAATGTTCACATCACCAATTTTATATTTGATAATAAAACTATCAAAATCATATTTAATTTTAGGTATAAAAACATCATCAATATGAACAATGGTTAACGCACAGGATAAAAAGCTAATAGTATTACCTATTCCTTCTTCAGATAACATACTATGAATTCTCATACACACCTCTTATGATAGGGCGAATATTTCACCGCCCATATTCTAATCATCAACCAACATTGAATAATATGTGTTTAAACATGATAATTGTCATTCCGATTAACAATGTAAAACTCCAAACAATCATACATATCATCAACACATTAAAAAAGCCATCTTTTTTACACATTATTTACCGCCCATACATTATTTAATCAAAAATACCAACATCACCAATAAATAAATCAATAGCAAAATGCTCATGGCTATTAATCCAATAATGGCACCACATAGATCAATTCTTTGTTGTAGTCTTACTTTTTCGTTTTGACGTATAATCCTATACATTTATCTGCCTTTTACTTATGTCACATATTGCTTTTTCATATAATCGGCCAATTTCTTTTGTTACATCGCTAACAAATCTAGCCAATGAATTTAAATCAGATAATCCACGTTCAGCAGTCAAGCATATTGGTTCCTGATACTCAAATATTGCCACTTTTGTTTCATAGGCAAATTTTATGTTACCTTTACGGATACAAATTTCAGGAATAACCTCCTTGTTGCCTAAATGCATTTTAAATAATTTTGCAGTTTCTTCATATCTTTTCCGCTTAAAATCCTTTGTAATTTTTTTTATAACAGTTTCACATTCATCAAACGAATGATTGTTAGAATCTTGTCCAAAGCTATTCATATTTCTTCATTCCTTTTCAGCTTGTCCATTAACTCTTCAATTAATAGACTTAACATCACATTTATCACTAAAACACACAACGTTTTAGCTACAGCCCATATAGTTACGCCTAAAATTCCAACTAGCCACAGCACAACTGAAAGTGCAAACGAAAAAGCAGTAAGGAAAATGAATGCAAATAGCATACTATCAACTGTCATTAAATTTTTTTTCATTTTAATCACCCTTTAAAGAAAATAAGCCATATTGTCTTTCCTCTTCGTTGTCCAATTACAGGCTCACAAGGAAGTAAAGTTTTAATCATAGAAAACGAGATTTGTTCCTCATTCCATTTAAAGACCATTGTCCCGTTCTTCTTTAAAACCCTCCAACATTCAGAGATGCCTTTTTTAATGTCGTCTTTCCAAGTTGTATCTAGCCTTCCATATTTTAATTTTAGAAAGGATTTATCTCCTGCCCTTGTTAGATGAGGCGGATCAAATACTACTAGATAAAAGCTTTCGTCTTCAAAAGGCATATTCCGAAAGTCTGCGATTATGTCAGGTTTAACAATTAACTTTCTACCATCACAAAGTGTTGTATCTTCAGTTCGATTATCCATGTAAATTGTTTCTGTATTTTCTTTGTTAAACCAAAACATTCTGCTACCACAACATGCATCTAGTATTTTCATTGGTTATCTTTAATACATACATTTTTAGTTTTGTAATACACATCAACATATGTTTCATTACGATCACCATTGTGTGTTACTTCGATAAATTCTTCGATAGTCCGACCACTAATAATGGCCTTCCAATTCTGCAAGGTTTTACAAAACCAAACAATAAACATATCTTCTAAATTAATAGTTTGATAACCTAAGTTTTCAATTAATACTTTACGAGCTGCTTCAATTGCTTTTGTTTGTAATTCGTACATGTTTTAATCTCCTTTACTAAATCCGATTTAACGCTTTCCATTCACTCAATGTAAAAGTGGAAATACTATGTTTCTTAGCATACTCAAATTCACCTTTACAACCTCTACTAGATTCCCAATCAGGGCATAATACTAATACGTCACAATGTCCAAGTAGACTTAAACATATATCTAAACCTTTCTGATATTCAGGACCGGTTAGATATACATACCCAAAGTTATGAATTGGGGAAATATAGTCATGACTGGCATCATTTAAAACCAAATTTCCCATGATCACATCAATCTTTTTACGATTGCTTTCCTTGCCACCATAAGGATGAGCGACATATACTAATTTTTTCTTCATAGCATCAACCTTTCAACGTTTCAATATGTACCCAAATCCCTGTAACTGGATTCCAATACTTTTCTGTAATTTCACTACAGACTTGAGCATCATCATTCCAGTAATTCAACTTGGTCATACAGTCCTTAAATAATTTAATGAGATTATCTGTATCTGGCCGAGTAGTTTTCCAATGTGGTGTTTTACAATTCGCTTTACCGAAACACCACTTGGTAACCAATCGAATCGGGCCCTCTAATGGTTCACTAGGAACATGATCAGCTAAACCATCTAAGAATATTTGCTTGGCTTGTTTTAACTTATCGGATTCATAAAAGATAGGCTTACCATGTTGTGTATTCACCTGCTTAGTTTGATGTGTAACAGTAGGAACCTTTTTAAGAGGAATGAAAAATTCAATAACCAATAACCAATCCCCCTTTATTGAGAATTAATTGATAATAACCAATACAATTTTTCAAAGCCCTTTTGTAATGTAGGGTTCAACCTAAGGGGAATAGGTAAGAAAAGGATGATTTTAGAAATCCTTTTCCTTACCCCCTTAGCTTGAATCCACCTTACATTGGGACACAAACAATAACAACATACCTATATATATATATATAAGGTGTGTTGTTACTATTGTTAACCTATTTCTAATATACATATGTTAACAATCTTCAACCTTAAACAACTCACCTTTATCGACATTAAAAATTGGGGTTTCCCTTAAATATCGACGAATAGTCATTTCGCTAACTTCCATAATTTCAGCAACACGTTTAATATCCGCTTTGCCGTTAAATCCATTTTCAGCAGCGGCAATATTAAAGGCATCTACCAATTGCTCTTTTTTCTTTTCCTTAACGGCCTGCTTGCGTTTATTCATCTTGTCTAATCCCTTAGACTGTGGGCTATCAAATTGAGCCATTGCAAGGAACCCGTTTGTATCTACCTTATGAATTGGGTATTCAAACCATAAATCCACCGGTTTAAACTTAGGATATTCTCGGAGTGTTCCTTCCATTCGCCATGCAGTACATTGGCTAGTATCAATAGGAGCATCTTGGAGTTTATCCTCGTTCATGTTCTCGAGTTCAAGTTCTAAGAGGTCTAACAATGCATCTGGATCACGAGCGAATACACCGGAACCGGATGCACGGTCCATAGACCGCTTACCAGTTTGGCTCCCCTTTGAATGGTGATGACAATAAATAACTGCGCATTTAAGTTCAGTACATACCTTGTCAAACTGATTACAGAAATTTGCCATTTGATCAGCGCTGTTTTCGTCACCTGTAATAACCTTATAGATAGGGTCAATAATGATAGCCTTGTAGTTACGCTTTTGGGCCCTACGGATAAGTTTAGGAGCCAATTGGTCCATTGGTAAGGACTTACCACGTAAATTCCATATGGATATATTCCCAATGTTTGTTGGTTGTTGTTCAAGGGCCTCGTATACATCTTTAAATCGATGCAAGCAGGATGCCCTATCAAGTTCCAAATTGACGTATAGAACTTTGCCTTGCGTGCAGTCAAATCCAAACCACGGTCTACCTTCAGCAATGGAAATGCACAATTGAATTAGCGCAAATGATTTACCCGCTTTAGATGGTCCAGCAATGAGCATCTTATGTCCTTCACGAAGAATCCCTTCAATTAATGGCGGTGCTAGGTCTGGCATGTTATCCCATAATGCGTCAAGTTCTTCTGGTTCCGGTAAGTCATCATTAACGGATGCGATCCATTCTTCCCATTCCTTATAATTTTCTTTACCAATATTGGTTGCCATAAGGAATTGGGGTTTTCCATCTCGCATAACACCCGGCATTCGAGACAATCGGCTAGGATTACGATTCTTTTTATCTGGTTTAAAGCCATTCTTTTGAGCAATGGAATATATAAAGTCAACACGCTTTCTGTATTCCTCATAGGAGTAAGCATCTACTTTAACGATTGCATGAATTGATTTACCGCCACTAAATACCATGGCTGCAATTGGCAGTTCTAATTGTTCAAGAATGGCTTTTTGTTTTCCTAGTGACATATTGTCAGATTCCAAGAGCATATACCGAAATGCAGTTACATTATCATTTTTAACACCTTTACCATCAATTGGATTAAACCGAATCCATGCGCCCATTTCTTTGTTAAAGCTGCCAAACACATTTTCTAATTGTGTCGTACCGTTAATACCATCTATGATTTGTTGTACCGTGCGGCTATAATTTCCCATCGTAGGGGACTGTTTGCCGTCCGGTAAAGCAAATGTATTAACGACATATCCAACATACTCCTCTGGCTCAAATAACGTAGTCAAATATGTAACAATATCTTGTTTACGTTGCTCTAAAGGATATGATTTAGGAATATGAACATCAGATTCTTCAATCCAGTTCTTATCAACAACTTGATATTGTTCTGGAGTTGTGGCCAATACCATGGAATCAAAACTTAATGCTTCATTATTTTCAAGCTTACGTTTTGATGTCCATCCGTTTTCTTTTGCCATTTGAGTGATCGTTGCACCTGTAACAAGTTTTCCAGTATACCGGCCAAATGATTCCCATTTAGCAGCACATTCACCTTCATGAAATCGTTCTAAATCATCTGCAGACCATTCTTCCCATATAAACATAGGGTAGCCTTCTTGATGAAGTGCAAGACCTACATTCAACCATTCATCATAGGAGCATTGGGAAGGATCTATATATTCAAGTAATTCTCGTAAATCAATTTTGCTTTCCATCTTTACTCCTTACCATTGGGGACTAAATTCTTCTACAGGTGGTTTATATGTATCAGGCACCACACCTTTAGGAATACGCCAACCACTAGCACTAATACGACTAATCATCTTAGAGGCTTGGTTATTGCTCCATGTTCCTACATTCTTAAACCCTTTGTTTTCAAGGAATCTAATTTGTTTAGGAGTAGACAAGCCTTCTTCACGACGCTTTTGTAATCTATCAATAAGCATTGATGCCTTGCCTGCGTCTTCAATGTTGTCACCATTGATACCAAATTGCTCAAGTGTTTTCTTTTGACTATCCGTTATAGATGTCATTTGCCAGCCAAAGGCAGGTACATAATGAGTGAGGTCTTCAGCTTGAATAGAAAACTCGAATTGTAATGGATCAACAAGTTGTGCTTTTTTCTTGCGCATAGCAGCAAGTTCTTTTGCAAGTGCTTCTTCACGTTGAGCCAATACATCAGATTCTGCATCCCTTTCACATTCTTCAAGGTCCATTCCTTTTTCTTCAAGAATTTCCGTCATGCGTTTGGCTACATCATCTGACTTAGCGATTAAATGAGCAGGTCTACATAATTCGTGACGTTCTACGTGCCATAGAAAATCTAAAATTAATAGATGATCTTTACCCGGTGAAAGACGTGTGCCACGGCCTATCATTTGACAATATAAGGCACGCGACCGAGTTGGACGTAATACAATAACACAGTCAACGCTTGGACAATCCCATCCTTCCGTGAGCAGCATTGAATTACAAAGTACATTATATTTACCTTCAGCAAATGCTTGTGTAATTTCTGTACGGTCTTGGCTTTTGCCATTTACTTCTGCTGCTTTAAATCCTCGCTCATTAAGAATTTCACAGAATCGTTGACTGGTAGCAATTAATGGTAAGAATACGACGATTTTTCTATCTCTGTATTTTATTAATTTATTGGCTATTTCCTCTAAATAAGGCTCTAATACCCTACCAATATCACCTACGGCAAAATCGCCAGTTGAAATCTTAACCGATGAGATATCTAATGTAAGTGGTAATGTTTGTACCTTAATCTTAGACAAGAACCCCTCTTGAATAGCTTTAGGTAAGGTGTACTCGAATGCTAAACTTTCAAATACACGTCCTAAATTTTTCATATCTGAACGATCTGGTGTAGCCGTTACACCTAAGACTTTGGCTTGGTCAAAGTAATTTAATATAGCCTGATAACTACTAGATACAGCATGATGTGCTTCGTCAATGATAATGACATCAAAGTACGTTTTACTGAACATTGACAATCGTTTGTCTTTGCATAATGTTTGAACAGAACCGACTATGATGCGGTCCCATTGTCCAAGACATGTATGTTCAGCCTTTTCCATTGCCGTTGTAAGTCCTGACGCACTCATAATTTTGTCAGAAGCTTGCTGCAATAGTTCTTCACGATGCGCAAGGATAAGAACACGCTTACCCCTGCGAACCGCTTCCTCAGCAACTTTAGCAAAACAGATTGTCTTACCCGTACCAGTCGGAAGAACCAACAATGTTTTATTAACCGTTTCCCATTCATGCCATATCGAGTCTACAGCTTGTTGTTGATACGGTCTAAGTTCCATTAGAATGCACCGTATCCATTTGCTTGAGCATTAGGGTTTGCAAAGCATTTTTTAATTTCGTTACGAACGCCATTGTTGCCGTCATTTTTTACATAGCCTTGTTGTGTTAATTCACACATAGCGGATTTACCCATTAATTGGTCAGGGTCCGGATTGTAATTTTCACCTTTCTTAGCAAGACCTACGGCCATAAATAATTCTGTAACTTTCCAAATGGTTGACTTTGTATAAAACAAATTGTGAATCAATTTTGTTTTACCTTGATCACCACCATCTACTTCGAGAGTAATTTGAGCTTGTGGACAAGATGGTAGCTTGCTACCTTCTTTAGGCTCATAAAATTTCTTTTCTACATTAGTGATTACAAATGGATAAGAACCAGCTTCAAGTAACGTATATTCACGTTCCTCCGCTAAAATAGGTTGATCAAATGAATATACTTCTTCTGCTTTACCGAATGTTTCAAAATTGCTTTGTGCTGTCATAATAATTAATTTCCTTTCTTAATTGCTTCAACAATATTTGGCCAGAATGGGATAATCCATCCATTAACGAATTCTGGATCATAATTTTCAAATGGTGTACCAGCTGGATATTTACCACGAGCGATAACTACTGATTGAACTTGTTCTAATGTGATACCATCTTTAACCATTAAGTCTTTTAATGGTTTAGGAA